ATGTATGCCCAGATAGAACTTAGTCTTAAAGTAATTCTCCAGCGAGATCTGAAATAATGAAAAGACTTTTGATGCCACCTGGGAAATCAAGAGGGGCTTTTGCGATCTCCCCGTCGTATTCCATTTCTAATGTAGTTTCAACTCCAATTTTCATTTTTTCTGCAAGTCTATAGATTACCATAAACTTGTTTTGATCCCATGCTTTATAATCAACTTCTAAGCTAAAAATTCTAGGCAAATTCAATTGTCTCCAATCAGGTGTGATATAAGGCAATACTTGAATAAATGCTTTATCGAACTCAACTTCTTTTTCTTGACGATCTTTAAGATACTTAGTGATCTCTTGCATTACACCAATTGAAGGCGGACGCATTCTAACTTCACCAGCAGATCTAGTCTTGATAACATAAGTTCTTTCTTTAGAACTGTAATAAGCCTCGATTTCAGTAGGTACTTGTGTAGCAACTAAATATCTTGAAGCTAATTCAATGTCTACAGGAACCTTAGTGTGTTCAGTTTTACCTTTGAGGATTAATTTGTTTTCTGGTTCTGGGAAAGTAAGATCTCTAATACTTAATAAAAGTACAATTCTGTCCTCTTCTAAAATATCTTTGTAAGATAATCTTTTTTCACCCGCAGTAAGTTGAGTACACATTTCTACAATGTGATTCAATTTCTCTTCCATGTCAATATAATTATTTTCATCCATTGTTGAGAAATGTCTGATCTCAGCAGCTCTCGCCGATCTGATTTTAATAATAGTGTCATGTGGGTAGAATTTACCTTTTGATGGCAATTCCTCTTGATCAAGTATCATCCATCCTAGAAATTGGTCTGCAGATTTTTCAGGTCTTGCTTGACCAAAATTATCCATGTTAACTTTACCCAATCCCTTTGATTCTACAGCGCTTAACATGTCAACTACAATTTCTTCGTTGTCGTGTTGATTAGCTGTAGGATTATTGATTTGATCTCTAGCTTCTAACATTGCTGCAGCTGCTTCTTCTTTGTTTAATTCTTCGCTCATTTTATTTGTTGTTTAGGTTTTTAATTTTAGTTTTTACGTACGACTGTTGTTCAACTGATTTAATACTTAATTCTTTTTTTATTAAGTCTCTAATCCATGCACTAACAGATATTGGCCTTGTTTCGGTATCTATAGCATCGTTTAAGATACATCGATTAACCGCAGCCACTTCATCTTCTGTAAGAAGAACTTGAAGTTTTTTAATTAGTTTGTGGTTATTCATAATATTTTGATATGTTAATAATATATTATATTTATCTTGCAAAAAATAAGAAGGTAATTTTCATCACCTTCTTATATTAAGTGTTTATTAGTTTACTTCTTCTGCGTATACATCAGATCTCCAAGTGATTTCTAATGTTTGAACGTCAGCTGCTGAATAGTCTAATGCATCTGTGAATCCAAGTCCTGAAGTGATGAAGCAATCATCTAATGTGATTTTTCTCCAAATATCACCTTCTCTGTTGAATTGTACAATTACAATTGTTCCTACGTAATTCTTTTTCAAGCCCATTTCACCAGTTTCTGGATTATATTGTGCTCTGTACCATTGTCTTAATGTTTTGTATAAGTACGCTTGGTTAGCGTCATTTAAGTTCAATGAAAAGTTTACAGTAACATCGATTGAAGTATTGTCTACCATACCAGCGAATGATCTAGTAGCGAATTTATACTTTTGCTCGATAGCAGCAACTTCTTTGTGTAAAGCTGCAAGACCTGAGATTGTGTTTACGTGTTGTAATAACAATTCTTGTCCAGTTACTCCATCAGGAGGTAAGATAGTCACCTCAAACAGGTTTGCCTGTACTGGTTCGAAGTTCTTTCCTTTCTTCTGTGTTTGATCTTCTGAATAATGTGGTAAAGCCATAGTTTTATGTGTTTATTTTATATATCTTATTTTATTATGCAAAGTTTCCGGTTGCAATTTCTCCCGTGTTCAAGATAGTTACTCTCGATACTAAGATTTCAAGACCTTTAACTGGCTCAACAAATGTATCTAAAATACCCATGTTATTATCGATTACTTCATTTGTGTTGTTTGTTCCGTCCATGATGTTTCTATAGTCGTATACACCTCCGTCTTTTTTAACTGATTCCATAAATGAATCCGCTAAAGTTTTAATCTCTAATCTTGTTTGAGCTGTGTTGAATTCAAATAAGTAGTTTTTCAAGATTTCTGCTAAACCATCTTCAATGTAGATCATTGCTTCTCTTACGTGAGCTGAAGACAATGCTGACTGAATTGATTGTTGTGCAGTTTTGTTACCTTTGATAGTCAAACCAACACCTCTTTCGAATACGATTGGGTTGATACCGAATGGCTCTAAGAAATCTCTATCTGTTTTATCAAATGCAAATTCTAATCCTTGTACACCTGTACCACCTACAACACCTCTTCTAGGTCCTGCGATGATTGACCAAGGCAATGCATTTAAATATTTATCAACATAGTTGTTAGATACGTAAGCTGCTGGTGGAATAACTTTAGTTCTACCGTTTTCAATTACGTTAAGTCCTGGTGAGTAGTAAAAACCAAAGTTTGCACCTTCAGTAAGACTTGGTAATGTATAGATTGCAGTAGGATTAAGTTCTAAATTACCTCCAGTTGCTACTAATCTTGTTTCGAATGATCCAGTGTTTGTATCTAAGAAAGAAGGATTAGTTGCTGCTTTAAATTCTTTCACCATTGGTGCGTTAAGAATTGCAGAAGCATTTTGTCTCTCTTTACAAAGAGCTGTAATTTCTTCTTTGTTAAGAATACTACCGTTTTCTAATGAACCGAAAGTATCTACAACATATCTGAATGTGATAGCATCTTTGTCAATCAATGTGTTTGATAAACCATTACCTGGTTTCATTTGAGTTAATAAAGTTGCGATTGATTTATCTGCTTGTGTTGCTGCCGCTAATGGGAACATAGTGTAAGTAGTTGTACTTTCTTCATATCTCTTAAGCGCGTATGCAGGTCTAGAAGAAACTGGTCTGTGACATTCAAATGTATAGAAGTTAGATCCAGCTTCAGTAGTTTTGATAATTCTTTTAATTCTCGCTAATTTTCCGCCATCAGCAGGTACATACATACCAACTTTAACGTCAGTCCAATCAAATGTATCATTTGCTAAAGTAGCTGATAATACAAATTTACCTGTAGCTAAATCTGAGAAGTAGTAATCATCTACTAATGTAGGTAACATAATTGCTCTTGAGTTTGGCTCAATTTCAGTAAATTCAAATGTAGTTGAAGTTGTTCTTAATCTTGGAGTAATTGAAGTAGCAGAAGCAGTAGCATAAGTTGAGCTAAATGATTCACCACCAGCTGCTGTAATTTTTACAACATTACCACCGATAATTGGGTGTAATTCAGTTACTGTTGAAATTGCAACGTAATCTGTGTTGTTAGCTGCTAATAAGAAGCTACCAGTAATAAGACTTCCAGGTGTAGTTAATACTGCTGTTGGGCATGCGATTAAGATTTCACCGTTAACAACTGTAATAGCTCCAGCTCCAAAAGTAGCTGCAGTTCCAGCAACAAACTTTTCGTAAGTTGATTTTCTAATAGCTGATTCAGTTTCGATAACTACATCTGAACCGTCTGCAGAAATTGATACAATTGGCGTATATTCACCAGCGATATCAGCTCTTAAGAAACCTGCGTCTGTAATACCTGCTGTATTTAAAGCTGAAACAGTAGTACCAACTATTGTTAATTCATTACCGTCAACGATACATGTTTTATTAAGTGTAATATTTTCAGATGCAGCATCTTGCTCAACTCTGTGAGAAAGAACTTTATAATCTTGATAGATGTTAAACCCGTTACCAACAAAATCAATATTTGCTAAAGCTTCTTCATTGATTGCACAGAATAAACCTGTTCTTCTTGCTTCCAAGTTGATCAAAGTTTCAATATACAATAAATTACCTTCTTGATCTTGGAATTCAGGAATAACTGATCCAGTGTATTGTGCTACTAAACTAACTTCTCTTAATGCTGTGAATTTAGCTAATTGATCTCTAAATAAACCTTTTTCGCTAAAGTAAGAACCGTAAGTTGGGTCATTGTTTAAAATTGCAGCATCGTAGTGTCCTTTATATACGAATACATCTACCATGTAGTCTGATACGTAATCTAACTCATCGATACCTTCTGGTACATTACCTTCACCATACCATTGTCTAGCTGTCATTTCAAAACCTGCAGTATTAGCAGCTTGTCTGATAATAACTGAAATAGGTTCTTGTTTGATGTTTGCGAATGTGATTGCGTGATTTGATTCATCATCAGTGTTTGTAGCTGCTGATAATGTTTTAATGTCTGAAGGAACCCAGAATTTATCAGTGTCAAAAATGTCACTGTATTGAACAGAAGCTTCTCTTGCTGCTAATCCTTCAACTGAAGAATTTGTAGCTGGAGATACTAATGCAACTCTGTCCGCTGCGTCAGCTGCGGTTAAGTTCAAAGCCAAGATAGGTCCTCTTGAAAGAGTCTCTAAACATGATCTGTGGAAGTACATTCCTTTCTTTTCTAAAGACGCATCAATACTACCAAAAACTTGAACGAATTGCTCAGTGTTTTCAATAAATACCGGAGTGTTGTATGGACCTTTTTTAGATCTACCAACAACAAGTCTAATAGTCTCAGCTGGAATATTAACTGTTTGCGATTTGTCAAATTCTAGACGATATACGCCTGAGCTTTTGAACTGTAATAATTGAGGACTTAGTGCCATAGTTGTTATTATTTATTTTTTTACTTTTATTATATATCTATTCTCTTTTCGAAATTTATATCAAATCATATATGTCGTACTGTAAATCTCCATCAAATGAACTATCTTTATATAAAATCTTTTCCATTTCTTCATGTAAGTCAGGATCTATAAAATCTAGAAGCTCTTCTACATAATCGGCATAATCAGTGGTGTTGAAAAATTCAGTAGAACTTATAACGGTCATAATGGTATCATCATTTCCCATTTGAGCTCCATAACCACCTCTTGGTAAACCTCCAAAAAGACTCGCTTCATTTATAGTCATTTCATCTGTTATATTTATCCTATTTATTTTGTATAGCTTTGCAAAATTTTGACAAAATATAGCTTTATTATCAGATTTTATTTTTATACCTGCTTTTAATGTCTTAGAATCATGTCTATGTCTAAACTTAACAACCATCTCATCATCAAAATCATTTTTCTGTGGAAACACTGATCTTAAGTATTGAAATAAAACCGAGCCATATGTATTGTATTCCACGATCATCTTAACGTTCTCATTGTAAAATATCTCACATGATAATGTATATAACACTTTTGCGAAATCTTCGATAACGTGTTCATTTGATCTAAATATACAAACTTGATTTATTTTAAAGAAATCATACATCGCTCCTGGATTTGAAGCATTGTTAATTTCTTCTTTATTCATAGGTTCTACCTGAAATATGTTAATAACTGAATAGTCACCGCCATTTCCTTCTGCAATATCTACTGAAAACAACCAGAAATTTTCTGGATCTTTAGTAGTATCTATATCGAATGTAGGATCCCACATTAAGAAGTTTTTTACATCGATTGAAATATAGTCGAATTCATCAAAATCATGATAAACATATTTCTTCATACGTTTTCTCATTTTCTTTAAATCTATAGGATCCAATAATAAGTTAGAAGATGAAACGAATTCATTTCCATACTGTCTATTAAAGGCTTCAATAGTTCCTAAGTTACCTAATTCTCTTTTATACCATGCATCATCTCTGTCTGGATGTTCCCACCAGTCAATACGCATTGCTTTGTATTCATTATCACCTCGATCTGCAGCTGCATAGATTTCATAAAATTTGTTAAATCCATTTGGCGTTGATGTAATTGTAATACGAGATACTTTAGATGCTGATAATGTAGGATAAACGTTTTCATAGAATGCATCCACGATTGTTGGGTGAATATGTGCAAACTCATCTAAGTATAAGTTATGAATTGTAAATCCAATACCTGCTTTAGATGTGGTAGCTTGTCCAACTAATCTACAACCATTATCACAACGAACGTTCATAACGTCATATTTGATAATACCGGGTTTCATAAAGAATGGCACATTCTCGACTACAACTTTTGCCTTATCGATAATCTCTTTTGTAGAATCAGATTTATTGGCTAAAAGTAGTGTGTTTTTATCTGTATTAAAGATTAAGTACCATGCGTTAAAAATACTAGCTGTAACGGTTTTACCCATTTGTCTTGATGCTAATACAATGTTAAATCTTTCATCTTGGAAATTTCTTAACATTCTTTTTTGATATTCTCTAAGTTGTACTTGTTGAATACCATTATCTGTCATTACTACTGCATATTTCTCTGCGAAATAAACAATATCTGTGGCACATCGTGCTAATTCTGTAATCTCTTCGTCAGTGTATTCAAATACAATATTACCTTTACGTAAGAAATTCTTACCTTCATAGAATGGCATAGCAACCTTAGGTCTAAAACCTTGGTCCATTGCGAGCATAAGATCATTTACTTGTTTGGTAGACCAAACAATTTTATCTGACATTACATCACCCTCGTCTTTGGGTATCCATTTATTATCGCCTACGTAATCACTCATTATTCTTCTGTGGTTTCTTCGATGTCTTCTATTTCTTCAACTGGTCCTCGTTTAATACCCGCTTGAATTGCTGCCATCAGATCTTTAGTACCTCTTTGTAGATTTTTATTATTAGTATCACCTCCAGAGGCTTCTATTTCTCTAACATCATCTCGTTTCTTGTAGATTTCAATGTCACGTGCAATTCTCTTAGTAGATTCCTCAGAAGCCATTAAGTACATTGTTTGTGATTTGATAATATCTAACATGGATTTTTGTAAAGTAGCAAGTACTTCAAACATACGAGGTGCTAATTCACCATCGTCAATAGTTTGTAAAAGTGTGGTTAATGCTCTTTCTCCCGCTTGTAATTGGTAAATCAAAGATGACATAGTCATTTCGTCCATCTTTTTCTTTGCGGCAATATATTCGTCCTTTTCAATAATATCTGCATCGAGATAAAATTTCATAAGAGCTGTAATAGTCTTTTCTGCTTTTTTGGTTGCAGCTGACTTTAATTCTTCATAACTGACTCTTGGTGCCAAATCGGTCCTAGGCTGTTTGATCGGAAGATCTACTGGATCTGTCTCAACGTCCATCATACCCGAATCTCCTATTAGATCGTCTAACTCTCTACGAATTTGATCTGCTTGTTCAGATATATTCTTTTTCTTTTCTTCGCTCATAAAAATGTTATTTATAGGTTATATATCAACCTATGCTGGATACGTATTATCTAGCTTGATTGTAACGTCTAAGCTGAATAGAAGGAATTGCGTTGTCAATAATCGTTGCAAGTTGATTATCTCTAACTACATATTGTTGTAATATATTAAGTCTTTGCTCTGATTCTATAGGTTTTTTAAACAATCTTATGTTGGTCATTTTTATTTTACCAGGCATAAGTGAATATTGTTTTGTAGTTATCCAACTGTATTGTGTTATAGATTTTGTTTCATCTAATATATTCGTAATACTATTCTGCGTTGTATTGTTAGGTAATAAATTGTTACCTGGTTCTAGTTTATAGACCGTCGTTGATATTTGATTATATTTGTTATTTAAATTAAATACCATTCCGTACCATGCGGCTGAACTTATCGGTGTATTATATGTAAATTGATGTGTATCATTATTTATTTGAATAAATATGTTTTCATTCGTTGTTGATATTTTTAAACCTTTTTGGTTTATTAATCCATCTATTAAAACAGCAGAAGGATTAGTAGCTGACAAATCTGGTCTAAACCATAAAGTT